TGAAAGGCAATAATACCTGGCTTTGTCTCTGTAGGCGGTTCTACTTTGGCTATGCTTCCAACATTTACATCTGATGGCTGTCTTACAAAAGTTTCTCTAAAAGTAAAATCTTTGTTTCTGCCTTTATTTCTTACAAAGCCAAATTTTTTGTAAAAACTTTCAAGTCTTGTTTTGCTACCTCCAAAAGTTGCATCTGGTGTAACACCTATTGAAAGATTATTTTTATCTGCATAATCAATCAAATCATCCATGACTTTCGTGCCAATACCTTCAGACCTCTGATTTTCTGGCACAACTATTTTACTTAATGTCAAACCATTTTGATTTTCAAAAACGCTTAAATCAATATCAGGATATTTTTGTGATAAAGTTTGTTCAATGCTTTTAGGTGTTTCAATAACTTTAGAAACATCACTGGCAACGTCTGTAGCTTTACTAATCTTTTGTGCCGTTCTTGGTGCTTTTAACATTGCTCCTAAAACAGCACTTGCCCCTAATGTCAATGGAGCAGCGACTGTGGCAACGTCACCTGCAACACCCAATCCCTGTAAAGCGGCATCAAAATAATTACCTTGTCCAATATTCTCGCTGAAACTCGGCAACGGCTGACCATGAATATCTACCGCACCACCTGCGGCATCAACAACACCTGCTCCTGGCAATAAAGATGCACCTGTTACCGCTCCACCATACGCAACCTTGCCTGCCATCTCTGGACTCATAAAGAAACCATCAGAAGGACTTTCCAAAGGCTGTATCATTCCACCCTCTGGCTCTACTGGTAATGTCGGATCATCGCCAAATGTCTCACGGCTTACTGGCCGCATTAACATCTCTGCAACCATCGATGGATCGAATTGTGTCATTATGCAACCTGTCTGTGTATGGATAGTGCAACCACTGCAACCCTAACTGCAACCCTTGTGCAACCATTGCAACCTGCAACCATGATTTTATTGCAACCTGTGCAACGTGAATTTTGTGTGGGCGTGGATGTGTGTTATACGCCTTCGTCTTCGTCAAAAGCCATGCCTGTGGGGTGTGCTATGGGGCGGCTTATATATGTTTATTGGCTACTAGTTGGCAACTAGCTATCAGAAACCTCAGCATTATCAACAGTTACAGCATCAAAGGTCACAGGTTCATTACTTGTGTCTCTGTTTATGTTTATCTGTAGGTTCATAGCACCTAACCTATTGTTATCATTACCAAATATCTGCTTATGAGTACGTTCTAGTATCCAGGTATCAGCTTTCCAATCACCTCTTTTACTAGCATTTGTTATTCTGCTCAACCTCTCAGCTACGGCCTCACTTTCAGCCTGACGTACCATCAATGCAAAGTCATCGTCTGCTTCCACCCATCGATTTAAGCTATCAATACTCACACCTGCACATTGGCACGCAATCATCTTAGGGTTACCATCCTTGATCAGAGCGAGTATCGCATCCTTTGTCTCCGGAGTATCCTTTGCAAATCGTTGTACATGTTTCCTCTTTATAGGTAGGGTTGCAATTTTAAGGGTTGCACTCTTCTTCTCACCTTTTGCAACCTTCGCATTCTCTCGTGCTATCCTTACAACCTTCTGTGCTTTAACCCAACCTTTACTCTTGGCCCTCTTATCAATGGCCTGTCGACTAATATCGTAATCCTTTGAGACAACGTAAACACCTTCGCCATCTCGTATTCTTTGTTCAATCTCTACCCAATCAACACCAGGCTTGAGTTGCCCATTCCTCATGCTATAACCATTCCTTCAGCTTCATATTAAGCCAATCCCAAAAGGTTAAAGGTTTCTTATTGTTGCTCTTACCCATTGTGTACTCCTCTTAAAAAAAACGACAGCCTAGCGGAGAATGACGAGTAATCTACTAGACTGCCGTATTCAGTTTATTTCATTTGGGGGAAATTATGAAATTTAAAAAAACATACTTACATCAAGTATATAAAAATTTATGTCTAAATCAGGGCTTTTTGTCTAGAACTTTCTATAGGCATTTTATCCCAGTTTGTTTTGTAAAGTCACCAAAGCTACAGTATGCTTGAGTTTAGCGGTATCTTTATTGCATGAAAAAAATGGACAAATCCTCCTCCACGACAACTTACTTCCCCTTAACCAGACAATCTTTCGATCTTCGAGCGACATACCCAACACCCAGTTAAGAGCCTCATCGCATCGATCCAGTTGTTCCCCTGTAGGCTTAATATGGTTCAGTGTAATCTCGTTATAACCATAAGCCATAGGATCGTTTTGATACTCTGGCCAGAAACACAGCTTTTGTTTACGCAGTGGACTTGGCAGGTTGTTGCATACCATAACCATTTCCTCCAACCTGTCATTCAGTTCATCCAATCCCATATTCTCTCCCATTAGTTAAACCATTCTATCTGTTCAGCCTTTATCAATCCCTTTTTAAGAAAAGCCTGTATCTCGGTGTCTTTGTGGTTCTTGTAATAGCTACGCATCGCAGGGCCGGCTTGCAACACTTCCTCAACAGTCAATTTCTTTATATGTTGCCCATATTGTGTAGTGCTGCTTGATTCCTTTAACAGCCTGGAATTAACAACAGCTTGTAAATACGAGTAAGGTTCACCTGCTATGTTACTTACATTAACATTCTTTAAAGCCTCTATTAAAAAGCTATCCTTCTCGATGTTCGTATCAAAAGCCTTGTTACACAGTTTGCGGAGTCTTCCGTATAACGCTCTTGAATCCCTTTCTTTTAACTTTAAAGGCGATAGCAAAGTGAGTGCAGAGTCAAAGACACTAAGCTCGCTTTTTACCAATGATGGTTCTAATGATGGTTCTATTGATGGTTCTTGCTGTGACATGGTGTCATGTTGCAACGTGACAAATGGTGTATTTCCCATGTGACACTGTGTCATGTTACTTTTTTCATTTGCTCCATTTTGACCTCCTAATTGATAGATATTTGCGGTGCGAGTTCGGTCTTCTCGATACTGCCGAATGACTGTTAAAAAACCTCTGTCTTTTAAATCTTTTATGCAGCGAATAATTTGCCTTTCGGACAACTCTGATATCTTGGACATTGTGCTTATTTTAGGGAAACATACGCCGCTATCGTCTGCAAAATTAGCCAGTGTAATCAATATCAGCTTATTGGATGCTGAACCTGTTGCCTGATCGGTGGCCCAGTTAAGTGCTTTCCAACTCATTGCTTCTTATCTTCCATTGCATCGAGTACAATAAGACCGCAGGCCCAACAGATTTTCTTAACCATGTCTTGCCGTTTCAGTTCCACCATGCAGCGAGGGCAGAAATTATTGTCCAGGCGTACCTGCATCTCATCACGCTTTGACAGATCAATATCCTCATTGTCTTCAGTCATCTGCATCATCTTTCGGCAAATAAACTTCAACATAACTATTACATTCTGGACATGATAAATTCGTAACCATTATATATTCTTCATTTTCATGTTCAATATCGTGATCTCCGCCCCAGATCAGTTTATGATTACAGTGCCAACAATTCATTCATCTATCCACCCAAGATGTCGTGCCATTGTGACAAAGGTTTCCATTCGCATTGATACAAAGGTCTTTTCACCATCATCTCTACAAAACAAAAGGTCAGCATCATCCTGGTTGAAGGCATTATAGATTGAGGTAAAACCCTTCTTTTTGCGTTTGCATTCACCGATATATCCAAGCGTAGGGCCAATTTTAATATCACCGCCATAGTTGCCCTTCATTGCACCAGATAAGGGTACTCTTTCGGCTGCAATGCCATTGTCCTTTAACTCGTTGACAACTTCACGCTCATACCCTGCACCTTTATTTCTGGAGTGTTTACCTGCCATCTGAAAAACCTAAATATATTTTTGAGATATTTTTTTTTCTATTGTATTTACATTTAATTATTCCTAATTTTTCAGCCTGCTTTTGTACTTTTCTTATACTTCTAGTAGTGGAATAAAGTTCTTCTGCTATCTCAGCCTGATAATGTCGGCAACAGGTATCTTCATTATTAAGAGTGCAAAAAACTATATGTGAAATGTAAGCATCCAACAATAATGATCGTTCTTTCTCTGGAACGTCTTGAATTATCGCAGCAGAAACCTCAATGACTGTTTTTAAAACATTACCATCTGCCATTCTCCATCTTTTAGATCGTAGCAATCTATATGAAAGACTAACTGCCATACGTCACATCTCCAGACTTGTTGCAATCCTCACAACTTTGCTTTTGCGAATCCCACTCTTTGAGTTCAGCTACATAAAATTCAAAATCAATCCAACCATCACCACCGCATTTGATACAGGCCGTCAGCAATTCACTTTTCACTTGCTTTTTCTTCTCTGCTTCTTTCATCTTCTTCATCTCTTACAGGCTTGACTAAAAATTCATAAAGGGTCTGATCATGCCGATTAAGGGCTGCATGAATCTTGGATAATTCCTCTTTCAACCATTCCTCGTTAATCTGCATTTGTAATTTTCTGCGAATCATTATTATTCATGGATTTAAGGATGCGTTGCAGTGTCGCTGTGTTGGGATTTTGCTTGCCTTCCTTCCAACGCCATAAAGTGGAGTAATCAACATCTAGTACCTTTGAGGCAGGGTAGATACCACCATAAGTAACAACAATTTTATTTATTATATTTTGTGATATAGTGTTTGACAAAATGCATACCTTTTGCGTTAATTTATAATTAATTTTATAGTTTAATGATAATATGCGTTAGTGCAATATAGCAATTTTGCACATATTTAGAGTTCAAAATGTAGCCAAATTTGACAAAGAGGTGAAGTATGTATTATATGAATTTTATGGAAAGAGATCAGATTAAATCAGCCCTTGTAAACTGTGCATCTTCGCATAGTATCAGTTTGTCAGAGATGGCTACTGAGGCAGGTATTGCTCCTGCTACCTTAACAAGTTTTGTCAATGACGTTAAAAGCGGCAATCGAGACAAGCACGTTTTATCAATGGTAACGATTAACAAGCTGACCAAAAGATGGCCTGATCTTGCAGCACAATTAAAGATTGCCAACCCTTCAAGTTCCGTTAAAATTGTTCCTTATATTGGTATGATTGATCGCACTTATGGTAATACTGTAGGTGGGTTAGAGCCTGGTAGACCATCATCTTTATCTGTTGATACTGTTTCACCTGATTACGTTGCTTATGGTGTTAAATCAGGCCACCCAATAATTAAAAGCAGAGTTTATTTTGTAAAGCCAGAACCAGTTTATGATGATTTTCATAATTATATACATAACTTAGTTGTTATTGAATGTGATGAAGGCAGATTAGTCGGTTATTTAATGCAACATAATTCTGGTAAATTTTCTATTGTAGAAATACCTATCTTATCAAATATTACAACTAGCAATAATGGAAAGCTACCAGAAAAAATTAGTGATTGTACCAATATTAAATGGCTGCAGAAAATTGAGTGGATTAAACCTTAAATTAATTTTAGATTCCTTTTTTTTTAACTTTACTTTATGCGTTAGTGCAAATATGCTTTTCTTACTATGACACAACAATTAATAGATATGTGGTTTCCAAGCCGATTAGACCCAGAGCATTGCCCTCTTGATTTCTTTATTGCCAAGTACATTGCAAGGTTTGACA